AAAGTCTTGGGACAAGATTCCGTTATCGATAATCTTAGGCAGTTTAGATAATGCACCAAGAGCGGTAATGGTTGCCACGGTGGTATATCCACGATCACCGGCGCGATTGACGGCAATGGTGAAGTCTGAGATATACCCGCCAAAAATAGGGATATAAGTGCCAGATGAGTTAGTTACTTCTACTGCAAGGCCGGTACCTACTGTGAAGTTATAGCTTGAGTTATTAAGGTTCATTAACTGCAACTGGCAATAGCCTGCTAATGGCTGGACATTGATATCGGTTCTACCTGAAGTAACCGTAAGGTTAGCGATAGTTACATCTGTTACTTCTGTGCCATCGACTAGGACTTTATAGGAAGGTGTATAGGCTGTCATACAAATACGAGTCCAGAGCCACCGAGGGTTCCTCGAGCTGAGGAGTCATTAAGAATAGTTACGATCTGGCGAGCGGTTGACTCGCTATCGATTGCCCCGTTAACTGTGATATTGGTAGTCCCGGCACTTGCTGCGATATAGCGTGGAAGCGAAGGAGTCTGTAATTGGAGCGGTGGGGCTGCTGGAGCAGATGGAGTAGTGGCTCCACTATATGAAGCCCCAGAAAATAAGTTACCTACCGCTGAACCTGCACCCTTGATGGCATCGATGATGCCCTTGATGGTGTTATAAATTTTAGTAATCTGATCTACGAAGTTAGCAAACTGGTCAATGATAGTTGAGATGATTTTGCCAAGAGCCTTAAAGGCTAAGCCAAGGGTTTCTCCAATAGCAGGAGCCATATAAGTAACCACGAAGTCTGTAACATTTTTTAAAAGGTTAAAGAATGGGCGCAGCTCGTCATTGTTAGAAGCAAGAGAATCTCGGACTGAATTAAAGGCTGACCGTAGGCCGTTAATGATTGGTTGGATAACCTTCATAACTGGAGCGAGTTTATCGCCTAGGTTAGAAGTAAAGTCTTGAATGGCAGGAATAACATTTTTAACAAGAGCCTCGACCATTGGAGTAATTGCATCGAGGATATAAGCGCCAACTGTTTCCTTGCCTTCATCGAAGGCTACTGTAAGACGGGCTAACTTTCCTTGGAATGTGTCTGCTTGCTTAGATGCCTGGTTCTCGAAAGTACCGGCTAATTTAGCGGTTATCTGGTCGAATGTAAGGGTCTTTAGTTCAGCCTTATCAAGTCCTACACCCAAGCGGCTAAGGCCTGCTAAGTTGCCTTCCTGAGCCTTTGAAAGGCTTTCTGTGACCGCTTGGAGAGACTTACCGCTACCAGCAGCAATATTTAATGCAAGGGTCTGTAATTGCTGCGCCTTGTCTAAATCTTTAGTGGCTCGAGTTAAACGATCTAACGATGGGCGAAGCTCGTCATCCGCAACGCCTGTAGCCAAGGAAGTCTTAAGGATGTAATCCTCTGTAGCGGCTATCTGTGCATCGGTTGCCTGAGTGACATTTTTAAGAGTATTGGCTAACTTGGCTTGCGCTGCTTCATCCTCGATGGCTGACTTAACGCCGTCAATGGCCAACTTGCCTGCATAGGCTACGGCTGCTGCGCCCGCAGCTGCAAAGGCTGCTCCTGCTATCTTGCCAAACTTTGCAACTTTATCGCCAAAGGTGGCGACATCTTTATCTGCCTTGTCAAGGTTCTTAGTAAAGTTATCGACATCGGCAAGCAGCTTGAGCGTTAATGCTCTTGTACCTGTTGCCATTATGTCCACTCCTTCAAAATCTTATCGAATGATTCTGTCCATCTAGCCACGATCTGCGGTTGAATCTTGCGAAGCGTTGGATAGATAAACCAGCCTTTAGAGCCTCGACCTTCACGGCCTGACCAGACAGGGAACTGCTTATACTTGTTAGAACCGAATTCTGAACCGCCCCAAATTGTCTTAGTGGTTGCGCCACCTGAGAACTTCTGAGAAGCGAATCCGTAAGTAATCTCGCCAATGCGGCTGGACTTCTTAACCCGGGAACCCTGAGCGATTCGGCCTGCGACCTTGCTGCTCTGAATTGAGTTAGCCTTCTGGATAACTTCATCTCGAGCAAACTCAGCTAGTGCGCCTGACTGACGCTTAGCCTCATCGTTCGCTTCCTCACTCATATTCTTTAGAGCCTTAAACACCATGCGGAGTTCCGTCTTATCGAAGGCAACTAATTCATCTGCCACGATTACGCTCCTCTAGTACTTCAATAGCTGTAAGAATATCCTCGGCACTTTGCCAATGATCCATAGGAATCTGTGTAGCTAGTGCCAGTTCAACTAAGAGTCGGCTTACGCTTCCTCTTGGATGACTTTTGGGTCTCCTTCACCTACTTCAACATCGTCAACAGATTCCATCCATTGATCTAATGTCTTAGTCGGCTTACCGCCTGCTTCACGCTTCATGGCGCTGTGCGCTACATAAAGAATGTCCCACATACCCCCGAACTGAGAAATGACCTTTTTAGTTGCCATCTCCCATCGGGCGTAATCTGGCGGCCTGACCATGTAATTGGTTTCGGTTCCGTCTATGTATTTAATTGTTATCTGCTGTTGCATTGTTTGCTCCCGTTTCTATTGTTTAGCTGAAGGTTTCGACTACAGCGCCCTTTGATACCTTGAATGTAAAGTCTACAGTCTGTGCATCGGTTCCGGCTCCACCTGCTGTTGGGAATTCAGGCATGATTGGGAATACGAACTGAGCGCCTGTAGCTGCTGTGAGTGTAACGCTGATATCTGTATCTGGTGCTGTTTCAGCTGCTGCCCATAGAGCTTCGCATACTGAGTTAGCCTTACCCCAGTCAGCGAGCATTGAAAGTGCGAATGTGCCTTCGATGTTAGTGGTCTTGTAAGCCTCGCCATCGAGAGTCTGGTATGTCTCGCGAAGGTTAGTCTTAGTTAGGACTGCGCTTGTTGCTTGTGCCTCGATATCTGTTCCACCTGTGAAAGATAGAGAAATATCGCGCCCTGTGATTACTACGGTTGCCATATTATTTTCCTTTAGTTTGTTTGTGTGTAGTAGGTAGAAACCCTGATATCGGCCACCAATACATTGGAAGGGCCAACTTGAGTTACTGTTGGTTTTTCAACCGCTCCGACTGTGTACCCCACCGGGATCACCTTCAGAACACTTATTACGAGCTGCTCGAGATTGTCGAGCGAAGCCGGGTTGCTGTTATATGCAACTGCGACTGAGATAACTAGGTTAATTTTAATGTGAAGGGTGGACTTGTTAATAGTCTCTAATTCGAGATAAGGAGAGTCCGGGACTGTAACCACGAATGGAACCATAGGCGCCTCGGGAACATAGGCGTAGACATTGCCTGCAACGCTGGCGAAGGCTGTTGCTAGTGGCTGGCGTACTGTGTCAAGGATTGTTGAAGCAGGCATTATTGCACCATTGAATCGGTGTCGATGTATGCCCCTAAGAGTCCTGAAACACGATTAAAGAGACTGCGGCCTAAACGATAAGGCGAGACATTAGTAAAGTCGATTCCCTCGATCTGTCCACCAGGAGCGATACGAGATTGGAATACTTCTACTGAGACTGCTAGGACTGCTGACTCGACTGCGCTGACTCCGACATAAGTAGCTGCGCCTGAAAGAGTAGCCTTGCCTGAAGGAATGACATTACGGCCATCGATGTCTGCGTTAGTGATTGAGACTGTAAAGAATCCGTTAAAGTCACGATAAACGCCATCTACGAATACTCGAGAATTAGAGTTCATGACATAAGTATCGATGTCATAGTTGCTTGATTCTAAGATTGTGAAGGTTCCGTTAAATGGCGAGCCGCATCCTGTAATGACTACGCTCTGACCCTCTGAAAAATTGTTCTCGCCTAGGACTGTGTAGTAAGCGATATTATCCTGGAGTTCTACACGGGATATCGGTGATGCGTAAGTGACCAGCATAGGCAAGATTACGGCCTCAGCTGTGTCGATTACATCTGTTAAATAAGCATCGCTATAAAGAGATACAGAGACGCCAAGGATTGACCTTAGCTCTGCTACGGTGACTATCGATGCCATCTCTGTATCCTCTCTATTAAACGACTGGGGGAGCCACCGGGAGCAGCAGCCCCCCCATGATTAGTTATTTACTATGCAACCATGTAACGGTATGCGCCTGCTGCGATCTTGGTAGCGATTGCACCATAACCGTAGTATCCAACCTGAACCTGACCTGTTGAGATGAGGTTTGTCTGGAGTGAGAGGCGTGGTGACTCGTACCATGTGTAAGCATCTGGGTTAACGATAATCATTGAGTTATCGCCTGTACCTGAAAGGTTACGAGCTACGCGAAGGTTGAGACCGAGAAGGTTTCCACGAACTGCTGTTGCTGTAAGTGTTCCGCCTGCGTTCTGTGGGTTGATTGTCTGTTGGAAAATTGGGCGATTAGATGAATCGACCAAGCCCATAAGGACACCCCATTGTGCTGGAGATACTGCGATGTTTGTTGCAAATCCGAGTGTGTTCTCGTAGATTGAAACTGCTGCATCTGATACGAAATCAGCTGCAAGAGCGCCAGTTGTAAGAGTACGGTTTCCGCCGTCTGTTCCGCCTGCAATAAGTGCAGTTCCGACTGCTGTATCTGTTGCCTTTGCGTATGCGTATTCCATCTGGCGTACGAGTTCAGCAAAGAAAGCAGGTGATGAGCGATCTAGAAGCTCAAGTGAGAATGTCTGCTGTCCGATGTACTTCTTAACATCGACTGATACGAAAGCAGCGTTCTGGTCTGTCTCTGATGGTGTTCCGCCTTCAGCTGCGATTGCAACTGTTGGAGCAACTGTAATTTTAGGAATTTCGAATGTCATTCCTGCATCAGGCAAAGTTCCTGAACTAACGCTATCCACTAGCGGGCGATCAGCATTGCTGATTCCGTTGATAACTTCAGTAAGTTGACGAGTTGGTACGAGACCAGCGTTGTCTGTTGTGTCTGCTGCTGCTGCAACATACATCTTTGATTCGTCGTTGCCAAGTGAGGCGCGGACTGAGTGCTCGAGATAAGAAGCCTTATCAACGATTGGGTTACGAACAGTTGTTGAAATGTAAGGTGCTGTTGCAGCCTTAACTTCAACCTTTGCAGCCTCTACCGTTTCTGCGGCAGGAGCAACTTCTGGAACGGTAGTGTCTGACACTTGTTCTCCTTCTGTAGTTGATTGTGTTTCTTCCTGAG